CCTGTAATATTTACCTGTAACTTTTACTGATAATATTTACCTGTAACTTTTACGGATAATATTTATGTATAATATTTACCTGTAACTTTTACGGATAATATTTACCTGTAACTTTTACGGATAATATTTACCTGTAACTTTTACTGATAATATTTACCTGTAACTTTTACGGATAATATTTATGTATAATATTTACCTGTAACTTTTACGGATAATATTTACTGTGATAAAAATGTCACACCAGCCTCGACCCCCCTACAGTGGAAATTAGCCCCCACAGTGGAAATAAGGAATGACCCCCACGGTGGAAATTAGTCCTTGACCCCCACGGTGGAAATATGTATCAAGATGGCAAGCCAAACGAATCACAAAGTGGAAAGGATGACTAGAATGATTTTACCAACGGAAAAGTATATTGAGTTAACCACCGATTTAGCAGACGCTATTTTGTGCGACACCTACCTTGATGATGTTTTAATAGAAGAAGATAACGGAGACATCAGATATACCGAGGAAGCGCAAGAGCGTTTCAATGAACATCTAGACATGGTTTGCGACAAGTTATCAGCATACGGCATCTACAAAGAGGGAGAATAATAATGGAAGAGTGTCAAGAATGTCAGGGAGAAGGTAAGGTAGAATATGAACGCTGGGAGAGATATGGAGATACATATGAGCCATATGCTGATTATAGTATATGTGAGTGGTGCTTAGGAACTGGACAATTGGAGAGTGATGATGATGACTGTGGGTGAAGCAATGGTACATGTGAAAGAAGCCTTAGACGGAATCTACAAGGCAGAGCAAGCATTGCATGAGACTTTTGATTATGAGGATGAGAAACTTGACAAAGCCTTTGACCATGTGATAGGCAGCAAGGTGAAGCTAGAAAGATGGATCAAGGAGAATAAAGCATGACTGAAGAACTAGAGAAGGAACTGCGGATGCTGGGAGTACTGGATCACAAGACCCCCGCAGTGGAAATTGATGCAGAGCCAGAGCCTATGTGGATACGGGATGATGTTGTGTTCGATGAAGATGGACAACCAAACTTTTAGTGTTGACACCAACACCGAATCACTTCATACAGACAATCAGACAGAAGGAGACATGACATGACTAAGGGTATCGTAATCAGCTTGTATGACTTTACTGGTGAGGCTCTCAAGCCTTGGGCAGAGGCAGGGTACACTTGTTATGCCTTTGACATTCAGCATGATCCTGATGTACACATTGCGGAACCATATATGGGTGGGGGTGGCATCCACTACATTCATGCTGATCTACATGACTTTGACACACACCGTAATATCTTTAATAGGTTTAATGGTCGTAATGTAGTTTTCGGTATGGCCTTCCCAGTATGCACTGACATGGCTGTATCGGGGGCGGCTCACTTCGCTAAGAAGGCAGAAGCTAATCCTATGTTCCAAGATGAAGCTGCTAAACATGCCATTGACTGTTCAGAATTATTTGATGATTTGGGTTGTCCCTACTTCATTGAGAACCCTGTATCTGTGTTGTCAACTCTATGGCGCAAGCCTGACCACACGTTTCATCCTTACGAGTATGGTGGATACATCCCCTATGGCGAAGAACAGCACCCTAAGTGGCCTGATTATATAGCCCCGTCAGATGCCTATCCTAAGAAGACATGCCTATGGACAGGTAATGGCTTTAAGATGCCTGTAAAGTGCTCTGTAGAGCCTCACAAGGGGTATTCTACGCAACACCTTAAACTAGGTGGTAAATCTATGAAGACTAAGAACATCAGATCAGCTACACCGAGAGGATTTGCAAGGGCTGTTGTTGAGGCTAACACTTGACACTAGCACCTAATTAACCTACCTACAGAATCACAGTGAAACATATAGTAGCACAGCTACGCAGTGAAACAGGAGAATATAAAATGCCATTACCAGAAAACATGGTTACTAACATTCTTAAAGACTACCAAGGTAAGTTCTTTACTGTTAAATTCCTCACAAAGAATGATGAGGTAAGGACTTATAACGGACGCATGGGTGTGACTAAAGGGCTTAAAGGTAATGAGCGCGGTCAACTTGTAGCAGACGCTCTAAGGAAACAAGGTTATAACACCATTGTGACAAGTAAAGGATACAAATGCTTCAAGATGGACCGTGTACTAGCGTTTAAAGCTGGGGGACGTCATGTGTTTACAATGGGGGATGAAATCGTATGATGACTGAAGGACCAAAGAAACCTTTAAGCAAACGCACTGACAAGGTGTATAAGATTAACCCAGTGGCGAGGGAATTAAAGGACCCCAAGTTTAGAAAGCAGGTTATACCTAATAAGAAGAAGAATGTTAACACTCGTAAAGAGAAGAACGGGGGAAAGGACTTCTATGCTGACCATTTTGTGCCTGTCAGCGGCGATATACTACGAGGCCAGAAACCAGCCAGTTGACGGTCAGTTGGCTGTAGCTGAAGTGATAATGAACAGAGTACAGAGTGATAGATACCCTGATGATGCCTGTGAGGTAATTAATCAGAATAAACAGTTCTCCTATACCCACGATGGAAAATCAGATGACTTCCTTAAAGAGCCAGAGCAGGAGGCTGTTATAAGAGCCATTCTGGTGGCCTCTGAGGTGCTTCGTGGGGAAGGGCTAGGCATCACCTCGACTCACTATCACACAACGGCTATTATGCCCTACTGGGCGCAGTTCTATGACTATGATGGTAAGCTAGGCGATCATATGTTTTACACAATGGTGGAGGATTACTAAATGAAATATCGGGTGGTTATTGATCTTGGTTGGCATGAGGCAGATAATGCAGAGCAGTCAGTATTGGTTGCCACCTCTAAGAAGTATCAGCCAGAGCAAATGGCATATCTCGCTACATCAGAGGATAGGCTAGACCAAGAGAGAGGCAATAAAGTTAAGTGTAGCAGTAAGTATTGTGTCACTAGGTCTAAGGAAGAGATGTGGGCAGATTACGAGCAAAGAAAATTTTGGCCGGAGGATTATTACTGATGGGATCAATAGAAGAAGAGATAAAGTATTGGAGTGTGCAAAAGGCCACCCTACAGATCAGGAGTAATACTATAAATGATGACATAGACAAGTTAGAACAAGACCTAAAGGAGTTTAAGCAGAGACTTAAGATTCTACAGAATAAAAGGGCATTGAACTCAGCGCAAAGGGCCATATGTCAAAACCATATAACTGACTTAGGTGGATAATATGAATGATGAGCAAGGAGAGTTAATGACTAAGTTAAAGAGGGTACAGAAAGAGAATGAGAAACTGCGTGAAAGCTATGAAATCCTAAAGCGTGAGGCTGATTACTGGGAGAGAAAAGCTAAGAAGCTATTAGAAGAGAACCACAAGTTAGATGCACAAGTTAAACTGTGGAAAGGGACAGGACAGTGAACAACTATATATACACAGCCATTGGTCTTGTCGTATTCTATATAGGTCTAAAGATGTTCTCAGGTGGCATGAAAGCTATGGGTAATATGGATCACTTAAACTGGTTTGTAGCTAACCCTATTTATATGTTCTTTGGTGGTATCATCATGACCCTAGCGTGGCAATCAAGTAGCTTGAGTACTACAGCTATAATTGCTTTAGTTGCTTCTGGGGCAGTACCCCTACCAGCGGCAATAGCTTGTGTCTTAGGGGCTAATATAGGGACTACAGGGACTATCTGGTTGGCTGGGTTACTTGTATCTGATGGTATGCCAAGAGGTGATACACTGAGGATTGCAATGGTACACACAGGGATGAACTTACTTATGGCTGTTAGCTTATTGCCATTCGTACATCAAATAGCAAAATATGTTGGGAGATTTGGATGATTAAAGTCACATATATAGACCACATGGGCAGTGACCTGTCTGTCGTTAATGCAGCTAGGGTGTCCTTTGGTAAAAGTAGTGAGATGGACAGGAGTGATCAATGGGGTCCACCTAAACTAAAAGATAAGGATGCTAAACTAATCAAGTATCTAGCCAAGCATAATCATACGTCACCATTTAACCACACCTTTCTGACGGTACATGTCAAGGCACCTATTTTTGTAGCTCGACAACTACAGAAACATGAGTACATGCCTTGGAATGAGGTGAGCCGCCGCTACAGCACTGAAAAAATTTTTTTCTATGAGCCTGACCACTGGAGAGACAAGAGTGAAGATAAGAAGCAGGGTAGCGGTGGAAAAAGTCAGTCCCAGTACTTCCCTAATATCTATGTAAAGGAGGTGGCAGAGAAGGCACTAGGTGACTATAAGAAGATGTTAACCCAAGGTATAGCCCCAGAACAAGCAAGGATGATATTACCTCAAAACACTATGACAGAGTGGTATTGGTCAGGTACAGTAGGAGCCTTCGCTAAGATGTGCAATCTAAGGTGTAAACCTGGCACTCAACTAGAGACCCGTATCGTGGGAAATGAGGTGTCGGATATTATGTTGCGTTACTTTCCTGTAAGCTGGGAGGCTTTAAAACATGACTACTGATAAGAGACCTGTTAAGATAGAAGAGATACTGTCTATGTGTAAAACCATAGCTTCCAAATACAAACGACAAGATCAGTATGAAGACCTTGTATCTGAGGGTGTATTAGTTGCCTTGGAGCTACAGGAAAAGGAACCTAATATTGCTTTTAGCAGTATTTATATATCCGTCAACAAGAGAATGCACGACTACCTAAACATTGATCTATTACCAGTGCATGTACCAGCTTCTGATGTAGCTAGGAGGTTGTCCCGTAATCCAGATACCCCTACGGAGGAAATGGGGGATAATACTTGGAAGGAAGAGAGCATTGACTACCTTAAGACAGTATTCAAAGGTGGTTATGTTTCCTTGAGTGATTTAGATCAGCCTTTTGACGAATACACAGAGACCTATGAGGATAAAGACTTCAGAGAAAAGTTGTCTAAGGTGATACAGAATAAGTTAAGCAAGGAAGAGAAAGATCATATAGATATGAGATTCCAAGAGGGGTTATCCTTGCAAGAGTTAGGGGATAAGTTAGGAGTTTCTAAGATGGCAGTCGGTAAAAGGGAGAAAAAGCTAATGTCAAAACTGAGGGGTATTGTTGCAGATTTGCAATAGTCTATAATAATATAGACACTTAAGTTTACGTTCTTGGTTTTAGGTGCCTATATATAAATATCCCCTTCTTAAGTAACCCTTCCTATTACAAATATTAGTGATAGTGTTTAAATGGAGAATGTACATGGAGTATGAAGAAAAGAGAGGATTACCTTGTCCCTACCCTGAGTGTGGATCAAGTGATGCCTTTAGTTATAATACAGGTGGTTTTGGTCGTTGCCACTCTTGCGGTACAAAGTATCCAGCACGTAAAGAAATGTTTGATTGGGCTAAGTCTGAGTACCCTCCTATTGGTAGTACCCCGACAGCGGAAAATAGCCCACCTACAACAGCTAAGGGTTCTGGTGACTATGTAGCAATGCGGGGTATCTCGCCTCGTGTAATGGAACAGTTTAACGTAAAGACTTACGCTGACCGCCAAGAGTACATATACCCCAGTGGAGGAATTAAGGTCAGAGGTCTGCCTGATAAGTCTTTCTACGCAAAGGATGGATTTAAAGGTGATGAGTTGTTCGGTATGAACTTCTTCACTGCTGGTTGTTCTAAGTCCGTGACCGTAACAGAGGGTGAACTAGATGCCCTTTCTGTCGCTCAGATGATGACTTCTGACTATATCAACCCTATTGTATCTTTACCCTCTGCTACTCCTTCTAGTAAGCTGTGGGAGAAGTGTTCCGATTGGCTAAACAGTTTTAGTCGTATTGTCTTGTCTGTCGATAACGACGATGCTGGTAACGCTGTAGCTGACCGTATGTCTAAGATGTTCCCCAACAAGGTTTACCGTGTACCACACGACAAGTTTAAAGACGCTAATGACTTTCTTGTTAATGGTGCTAAGGAGGAATTTTGTAGTGCGTGGTTTAATGCTAAGAAGTATACACCTGACAACATCCTTAATAGCACTGAGCAGTTCTTAGACTTATACCTTAACACGCCAGAGCATGAGTATGTACCAACAGGTATACAGGCATTAGATGATAAGATTCTAGGACTTATGCAGGGTCACTTCACAGTGATTAAGGCCCCTACTGGCATAGGTAAGACTGAGGTTATGCGTTTCTTAGAATATAATATGTTGCAGCGGGGCGTACCTTTTGCCTCTTGGCACTTAGAGGAAACTAAGTTGCGTAGTCTTTTGGGGTTTGTATCTTATAAAGTTAACGACAATCTTACTCGTCGTGATCTGATAGAAGAAAAGGGTGCTGAGGAACAGGTTAAGAAAGCTATCGGAGAATTGACTAAGGATGAGTTGTTCTATCAGTTCTACCTATCTGATGGGCAAGGTGGTGATGAGTTGTGTGAACAGATACGTTATTTCAGTCAGGCATGTGGGTGCAAGTTTGTGTTCTTTGAGCCTATCCAGGATGTCGTGTCTGGTCAATCCGAAGAGACTAAAGAGCAGTTGTTAGCTGATCTATCTGTAAGGTTATCCAAGT